ATGCTTTACAAAGGATCAGAGGATTCTATTAGTAGCGAACAAGGAGGCTACTGCTATTGAGATTTTTCAGAGAGTTAGAATGGCATATGAGGAGTTACCTAACTGGCTTAAGCCACCTGTTAAAGAGTATGCAAAGACATCCATGACACTTGAGAATGGCAGTCGTATAGGCATTACAACTACGACTGGTACAGCTGCTCGTGGTCAATCTGTAAATTGTGTTGATGGTAGCACTACTATCACATTAAAGGATAAGGAGACAGGGAAGGTATTTGACTGTACTATGGAGGATTTAGAGGCTGAGCTTGAGGGTGGAGAGTTACTTCCTATATTTCTTGAAGAAAGTTAAGTGCCATTTCATCTAAAATAAGGCGTTAGCTATAAATACTAATATGAGGAGAAATGATCCAGCGGATAATAGAAAGTATAACTACGTCTACAAGCTTACAAATCTTATTAATAATATGATATATATCGGTGTACATAGAACAGATGACATGAACGACGGCTATATGGGTAGTGGTACGTATGTTAAGAGGGCTATAGCTAAGCATGGTATAAATAACTTTAAAAAGGATATTCTTGAAGAATATGATGTATATAAGGATGCATTAAATCACGAGGAGAGACTTGTAACTGAGGATTTTATTAATAGGTCAGATACATACAACATTAAAGTTGGCGGATACGGCACGTGTGTTTTTTCCGAAGAACATAAAAAGAATTTATCAGAGGCGAGAAAAAAGAGGTTTAGAGAAGATGAGGAGTTTGCTGATAAGATGTTAGCTGTTGCAAGAGATCCAAACCGTCGAAAAAAGATAGGAGAAGCTCATAAAAAATGGATAAGAGATAACCCGGAACTACATCAAGAGCGTGTGTTGAAGATAAACAAGAATCCGAATAAGATATCTAAAACAGCAGATTGGCATAGGGGTCAAAAGAGAGGTGAAGATGCTTGTATTAATATTCGTGAGGGTATTAACAACGCTTTAAAGGATCCTGAAGTAAGAAAGAGAAGGTCGGGTAGAGGTAGTAAATATTATCATAATCCAACAACAGGTGTAAGCAAGAGATATATGCCAAATGATATTATCCCGGAAGGATGGCTACCAGGCACAGGTCCAAGAAAAACAAAATAATAAGATGGCAGATTTAACAAACTATAAATGCTTTAAAAATAGCAAGTATCAAGTACTAACAAACAACGGCTTCAGAGACTTTAAAGGTCTTATTGTTGGCAGTAATCCTTCGAAAATTAGACTTACATTTACAGATGATAAGGAGTTGGTTTGTACACCAAAACATAAACTATTAACAGGTAAAGAGGATATTGTATATGTTCAGGATGTAGTTATTGGTGACAGGTTGTATGGGGATGTTGAAGTTATTGATATCAACACTTACACAGATGATCGTAAGGTATACGAGCTTCTTGAAGTTGAGAAAACTCATACATATTATGCTAACGGTGTGTTAAGCCACCAATGTCTTGTTATTGACGAGATGGGCTTTATTGAACCTCACTTGGTTGAAGAGTTCTGGAAATCAGTCTTCCCTGTTATTACCTCTTCTAAAAAATCAAAAGTGTTTGTATGTTCAACTGCTAATGGTACAGGTAATCTATTCCATACATTATATACAGGCGCTGAAGAAGGCACTAACGGCTGGGGATATGATAAGATACTTTGGAATGAGGTACCTGGTAGAGATGAAGAATGGGCAAAAAATACAAGACAGGCTATTGGTTCAGTAGATGCTTGGCGACAAGAGTTTGAGTGTGAGTGGATTGAGACTGGTGAATCAACTATTGATGCTGAGTTGTTTGAGAAGATGGCCGCTCTAGTATGTGATCCTAAAATTACACTTGACGATGGTCACTATAAGATATGGGAAGAGGCAGATCCATCTAGATTATATGTAGCTGGTGTGGATACAGCAGAAGGAGTGGGTGCTGACTCATCATGTGTGCAAATACTAGATATTACTGATCTCAGGGACATCAGACAGGTTGCGTGTTATAATAATAATCTGATACCACCTCTTGAGTTTACCACCAAGGTACACTCTATATTAAGAAACTATGGTTCCCCATTAGCCTTGATTGAACGTAACAATTGTGGTGCACAGGTAGTTGATAGACTAGCCAATGATTTGGGGTATGAAAAAATAGTATCATATGGTAACAAGACAGCACATAGACGTAATGTTATGCAAGGAATGATTGCACATACAAATACAAAGTATAAAGGTGTATTAAACTTACGCTATTATCTTAACGAAGCTCGAGCTGTTACAATTAGAGATGAGGAAACTCTAATGGAGCTTAAAAATTTTATTAGATACCCGAATGGTACATGGAAAGCCAGACAAGGAAAACATGATGATATGGTTATGTCGTTATTATACGCGCTCTTTATATTGGAAAGAGAGATTACAGAACGGTTCTTTGAAATAACTGAGCTTGATAGTATGGGTAAGCCTGTAATGATAGAGCAAATGGACTTTGGTATACAATATTTTGAAGACGCCACCTCTATATATCTAGATAATGAGGTAGTTGGTAATAACAGCGTACTACCACCAATAGTATTTGGAATGCATGATAATCAGGCTGAAGAGGATATGGATGAGTTAACTATGTTTGGTTATAGACCTTTACAATAAATAATAATATGGCACAAAATAAGAATCAACAATCTCTATTAAACAAGAATAGGTTAGATAAGTTTGTTTTAGTGTTTCAGCTACCACCGGCTCTTAGAAAGATTAAGAAGAAAAATAATAGAAGTACGTTTAATGTGGATGAGGATGCTTTTCAAATGTCTATATATGGTGCAGTGGTTCCACCTATAACGGTTGCTGCTATTCAAATACCATATGCTGGTAGTAACCTATATAACTCTTCACACGCTAAAGAGCCATATCCTCCAATCGATATTAATTTTACAGTAGATAATGAATACAACAACTACTGGACTATGTATAAGTGGTTAGACTTAATGCATGATGAGAGAACCGGTTTGTTTGATAATGATGATTTAGTCGATCAGGCGCCACCAACCGATCAGTTACCCGGACCCTTTCAGTTCTCTGTCTACCAAACAGATCTAACAGTATATGGGTTGGATGAGTTTAATAACAAGCGTATACAATTTACATATACACAGGCCTTTCCTATAACCGTTGGTGGTATAAACTACAATTACAGGGAGTCTGGAGAAATAGAGAGTAGTGCTACATTTGTTTACTCTCAAATACATACTAAGTTGCTAAATATATAGAATTTTTGTCTGAAATAGCATAAATAATTTTATGGCTAGAAGGACAATACAATCTCCAGGAGTAGAAATTCGAGAGAGTGATTTATCACTACGGACAGTTTCACAGGGAACAACAATATACGCAACAGGTTTTGCAAACGAAGGACCGACTGATGAAGTCGTGGGTGTTACTGGTATCAGTGATTTCGAGCAAATCTATGGCGAGCCTCGCACCCCAGCAGAAAGATATTTTTATCATACTGTAAAGGCGGCATTAAACTCTACTAGTAGTGTTTTAGTTAATAGATTACCATATGGTGATGAACTGGGTGATGGCTTTGGCTCTAAAATGAGCGTATTAGCTTATCCAGCATCTGGTGTTGGTACGAGTAATTATAGTGATACTAATGCTTGGTTCTTTGGTAAGCCAAAGCAATTTGAACTAACACAAGACCAATACATTAAACTTAAAAACGGTGAGTTGTTTACCGGTGGTTGGTCTGAAACAGCTACAACTGCTGATACATGGTCTAGTGTTGGAGCACTTTCTAGTGCAGCAATGCTTATTATTAACAAGGCACAAACCATTATCGATGGTCAGTTTAACGGATACTATGTAGGTATTGCTGATAATACTAACCTTAACCCAGCTCGTGATTACGATTCAATTCTAAGCATACAGACTGTTACATTATCTGCTGGAGCAACTGGATTGAGCAACTTCACTACTATCCCTGATACTAGGCTTGAGTTCTCACTATCTGCTACTTCAGGTGATGGTACAAATCCTGCTACTAACTCTATATCACAGGTGATGGAGGATAGAATAACAAACTACAACATCGGTGATGCTGAGTTTGACGATACACTAAACATTGGTGTATTTAAGATAAGACAATCAGTCTTCTCTAAGTCTGCTAACAGGTTGGCATATCTTCTTGAAGAAGGTATTAATGGATCAACTGGTTACTACAGACAGAGGAACTCTGAGAATGGTGGACCACCTATTAACTTCTTCCTTGAAACGCAAGAAGACAACTCCAGAAACGTTGATATTCTTATTAACCCCTACCTTTCCGATCAGATTAACGGAGTACAGCTTAATGCTGATGGTACACCTAAGCGCAAGATACGTGTATTAACACAATCGTTGCTAGATAACTTCTCAAGCTTATCAGCTACTGTAGGAGCAACTTACCCACAGCTAACAGCACTAGAAGGTGATCTTGGCACTGCTGATGCACTATACGCACTAGGTGCTTATGGTGAGACTAAGCTTGGTGGTAAAGTAATAGGTAATATTCCAGATAAGGTAGACCGTGCTTTACTTAGAATCAAGAACGATGAGAAGTATAACATCGATATAGTTGCAGAAGGTGGTCTTGGTACTATCTTCACATATATGCAAACTTCCGGCGCTCTTAGCGCAAGGGGCTTTGATGATACAAGGACAACTCCTGATATTGAGGCTCTTAGAACATCTAATGACATCTCAACTAATACTGCTAGAGACTCTTACACACAGATCTTTAATCAGTTCAATACATTCTGCGGACCTGTTAAAGATGGTGGTAGAGGTGATGTACTGTTTGTTGCTGATCCAATTAGACAGATTTTAGTTACTGGTAAGGATAGTAAGGTACAGGATGATAAGAATAAGAACTTCTACACAGACATTTACTGGGGAATGAGACATCAATTTGAAAATACTAACACTTCATATGCATGTACATATGCTAACTACCTGAAGGTATATGATACCTACTCTGGATTGTTTGTATATGCACCACCTTCTGGATTTGCTGCAGCTAAGATGGCTTCTACAGATGCAGCAGTTGGGCCATGGGGTGCACCTGCTGGATTTAACAGAGGTGTAATTGGTGATGCAGTTGATATTGCTCTAACGCCTAACCAGCGACAAAGAGATGATCTGTATACAGTAAGTCTTAACCCAATTGCCTCCTTCCAGGATAGAGGTAATGTGTTCTTCGGACAGAAAACACTGCTTAAGAAGCCAAGTGCATTCGATAGAATTAACGTAAGAAGAACATTCTTATATCTTGAGAAGATCACTAAGAAGACGATGCAGTACTTCCTGTTTGAGAATAATACACTATTCACAAGAACACGAGTTACTAATACACTTACCCCGTTCTTTGAGAGAGTTAAGGCAGATGACGGTCTTTATGATTATCTGATTGTATGTGACGAAAGAAACAACACACCAGAGGTTATTGATCAGAATGAGCTTGTTGTTGATATATACCTTAAGCCGGTTAGAACAGCTGAGTTTATCTTAGTTAATTTTTATGCCAGCAGAACGGACGCCAACTTCCAAGAGCTTATCCAAGGTTAACTCATAACGCCATAACCAAGAGGCTGAAGTCGAAGACTTCAGCCTTTTTTTTGTTTAGATTGTAAAAATACCGGCGCCAGCTATAAATAATTATATGTCAAACTTTAGATCAAATCAGGATATCGAGCAGTTTTATAGCAAGGCGCAGGCTAGAGACTTTTC